GCCAATTACCACAACTGGAACCGTAGCGTTAGCAAACACCGCCGTTACTGCGGGAAGCTATACCGCAGCCAATATCACTGTTGACGCCCAAGGGCGGCTCACAGCGGCTGCAAGTGGCTCTGCTGGCGGTGGCACAGTAACCTCTGTCTCTGTGGTAACTGCCAATGGACTAGCTGGCACTGTCGCCACATCAACGTCAACGCCAGCTATTACGCTGACTACCAGCGTGACAGGTGTGCTAAAAGGCAACGGTACGGCTATTAGCGCAGCTACGGCTGGGACAGACTATATAGTTCCTGGCGGCGCACTTGGTACGCCGTCCAGCGGCACTTTGACCAATACTACCGGATTGCCTTTAACTACGGGCGTAACGGGTTTGCTACCTGTTGCCAATGGCGGTACGGGCACAGCAACGCCTGCAATTGTCGCAGGGACAAACGTTACGGTATCTGGTACTTGGCCTAATCAGACTGTTAATTCCACTGCAAGTGGATCTGGCACAGTTACCAGCGTTGCGGCAACTGTGCCTAGCATTTTCAGTGTCGCAGGCAGTCCAATTACAAGTAGTGGCACATTGGCAATGACCTACTCTGGTACTGCATTACCTGTAACCAATGGCGGTACAGGCCAGACTAGCTACACCGATGGGCAATTGTTGATTGGGAACACCACTGGCAACACACTGACCAAGGCTGCACTGACCGCTGGGGCGGGAGTTAGCATCACCAACGGCAGCGGCTCAATTACCATTGCCGCATCTGGCGGTGCAGGTTCTAATATATTTTTGGCACAAACCTTTGGGGGATTTTAATCATGGCAGTTACAGCAACACCCATTTTTTCGCAAACCGCTAACGTAGGGGCATTAAATGCTGTTCTCAGCACAGCAATGACCAATACCAAAGCGTTTGACGGCACAGAGGCAGTAGGTACAGCATTGGCTTTGGTCTACACCGCTGGAGCTAATGGCTCACGCATTGACCAAGTGATATGCCGCCTGTCTTCTACCAACGGCGCTACGGCCTCTGGCACATCGTCAGCAACTGTGGTTCGCTTCTGGATTAACAATGCCTCTGTCAACACAACGGCTACGAACAACATCTTTCTTGGTGAGGTTGCAATCCCTGCCACTGCTGTTACCGCCTTGGGAACAAGCGCCTTGACCACATACCCATTAACAATCCCAAATGTGGGTCTAAACATCCCGGCAACCTACCGCATCTACGCTGGCACAACCGTAGCGGCTGGCGGTACGGCGATTGCGATTGCTGTTTCTGCGTTTGGCGGGGATTACTAAAATGTCTCAGACAAATCAACCCGGCGCATTTAATTATGCGGTGACGAATCGCGCCGTAACGGTGCAAGAATTCTTAACATCCGGCACTTGGATAAAACCGCCAAACTCTACCTTTGTGATGGTTGAGTGTCTTGGTGCTGGCGGTGGCGGCGGTAGTGGTCGGCAAGGAGCCGCTTCATCTTCAAGAGGAGGCGGTGCTGGTGCTGGCGGCGCGGCGTATACCTATAAACTTTTTACTGCAGCCGAGTTAACTGCAACTGTTACCACGACCATTGGCGCTGGCGGCGCTGGCGGTGCAGCACAATCAACCGCATCGACCAACGGGCTTGCTGGGACTGCTGGAGGAAATACGACTTTCGGTGCGTTTTTAACTAGTTATGGTGGCGGTGGCGGGTCGGCTGGCATAGCTGCTACGAGTGCTAACTCTGGGGGCGGTGGTGTATTAAGCGCGGGAAGTGCAACTGCTGGAGGTGCTCCAGTATTAACGGCTGCACTACGGGGGCAATTTGGTGGTGCGCTTGTTAGTGCTGGCGGTGCTGGCATAAGTTCAGGATTTGGCGGCGGTGCAGGTGGAGGTACAGATGCTTTTACTTCACGCGGAGCAGGTGGTTCTAGTTATATGGGCGGTGCTGGTGGTGGTGCTGGTGGAAACATTAGTAATGCTGAAGTATCTTATGCAGGAGCAGACGGAGGTTCAATAACTGGGGATAGCGGCGGCGGCGGTGCAGCAGGTGCTGCGGCTGCAACGGCTTCAAGCGCTGGATCAATTGGTACAGCAGGTACGACAGTTCAGTTTGGCGGCGGCGGCGGCGGGGCTGGTGGCACTACATCTGGAGTAGGAGGAACTGGCGGTGTTGGCGGGATTGCTGGTGCTGGTGGCGGCGGTGGCGCTTCGGTCAACGGGTCAAACTCAGGTGCAGGTGGTGCTGGCGGTAATGGTCGTATTCGTGTTTACACTTGGTAATAGGGGTCAAAATGAACAGATACGCAATAATTGAAAACAGCTTAGTGGTCAATGTGGTGGTTGGACAGCCCGAGCTAAACCCCGGTCAAACGCTGGTGGAGTGCCCCGGTGCAGGGCCGGGTTGGACTTACGTTGATGGTGTGTTTACAGAGCCTGTGGTAGTGCAGCCCGAGCCAACACCAGCCCCCACTAAAGACGAACTACTCGCTGAACTTGCAGCCCTCACAGCCAAGATACAGGCGCTATCGTGACTGAGAAAATGATCAGCGAGACAGAGGCCAAGCTGTCGGTGCATGAGCCAAAAAATGCGGCATAATGCCAAACAACGTACTGGTGCGACCACCAGGGATTCTTAGGAATCAAAATGTCAGATGTAGAGCAAGTAGCGGAATTAGCCCCCGCGCCGGAACTGGAAACCACGGCGGTTACTCCAGAACCTGTAGTTGAAACGCCGGAAGTAGCAGCTAAGACATTCTCGCAAGAGGAACTTGACGCCGCTATTGGTAAACGCCTCGCAAGAGAGCAGCGAAAGTGGGAACGAGAGCGACAGCCTGCGCCAGCAGTGGCAGTGGACTTGCCTCCGCAAGATCAGTTTGAGTCGGTTGATGCTTACGCAGAGGCCAAGGCTTACAAACTGATTGAGCAGCGGGAACTCCAGAAACAGCAAGCTGAGATTCTTGATGGGTATCACGAACGTGAAGAAACGGCTAGGTCTAAGTACAGCGACTTTGAACAAGTTGCCTACAACCCCAGCCTCAAGATTACGACCGTGATGGCACAGACGATTCAATCGTCGGACATTGGGCCTGACTTGGTTTATCACCTTGGCTCAAATCCGAAAGAGGCAGATCGTATTTCTCGACTAACGCCTATTTTGCAGGCTAAAGAGATTGGACGACTTGAGGCTAGATTAGCCGAGAACCCCGTCCAAAAGCGTACTTCTGGTGCGCCTGAACCGATTTCACCAGTCACCGCCAGAGGGGTGGGTTCTGGGTCTTTTGACACAACTGACCCACGGTCTATCAAGACCATGAGTACCAGCCAGTGGATTGAGGCTGACAGAGCGCGACAAATGAAAGTGCTACAGGCGCGAAAGTTTTAATTTATTTTCTAAGGAAAAATCGTGGCTAACAGTATTCTTACCATTGACATGATTACTCGGAAGGCTCTTGAGATTCTTGAGAACAACCTGGTAATTACCCGCAACGTGAACCGACAGTACGATGACAGCTTTGCTGTTAACGGCGCTAAGATTGGTTCTACTCTGCGTATCCGCCTGCCTGACCGGGCACTAGTAACTGACGGTGCTGCCCTGCAAGTTCAGGATGACAACGAACAGTTTACAACCTTGACTGTTGCAAGCCAGAAGCATATTGGTGTTAATTTCACCTCTGCTGAACTGACTATGCAGATGGATGACTTTGCAGACCGGGTTCTCAAGCCCCGTATCTCTCAGTTGGCCTCTAGCATTGACGCAGACGTTGCCAACGCCTACAAGAGCATCTACGCTACTGTTGGCACACCTGGCACGACTCCTTCAACCTCGTTGGTGCTGTTGCAAGCCCAGCAAAAGTTGAACGAAAACGCTGCTGTTATGTCACCTCGCTACGCTACGGTTAACCCCGCAGCCAACGCTGGTCTGGTGGAAGGCATGAAAGGCTTGTTCAACCCAACCGACACCGTGTCACGCCAGTTTAAAAACGGCATGATGGGTACTGGTGTGCTGGGCTTTGAAGAAGTTAACATGAGCCAATCCATCAAGGTTCATACCACTGGTACACGGTCTACAACTGATACTATTTTGGTTAACGGTGCTGTTAGCACTCAAGGCCAAGCTACTATCAACATTGACGGTGGTACTGGCTCGGCTACGATTGTTGCTGGCGACGTATTTACCATTGCCAACGTGTATGCGGTTAACCCTCAGACCCGTGAATCTACTGGTTCTTTGCAGCAATTTGTTTGCACTTCTACCGCCACTGCATCTTCTGGTGCATGGACAAGCGTTGCAATTAGCCCCGCTATCTACACCAGCACCAGCGCTTTGGCTACCGTTGACAGCTTCCCTGCTGATAACGCTGCTGTGACGTTTGTTGGTACTGCATCCACTGGCTATCCGCAAAACATGATCTACCACAAGGACGCCATCACGTTTGCTACCGCTGACTTATTGTTGCCCCAAGGTGTTGACATGGCTGCTCGAGCAAACCACAACGGCATCTCGCTGCGTGTGGTTCGTGCTTACGACATCAACAACGACCGTATGCCTTGCCGTATTGACGTTTTGTACGGTTTTGGCACTATTCGTCCTCAGATGGCTTGCCGTCTGTGGGGTTGATTTAACTCATTTGAAAGGAACTTATCATGGCTATTCCTAATTCTGGCGGTGGGTATCAGTTTACTGATGGCAACACCAATGAAATCCCTATGGGCGTTCAAGCAGCGCCTCAGACCGCAACTGCTACGGCCACTTTGACCGTTGCACAAGTGACTGGTGGTATTTTGGTTGGCAACCCATCTACAACTGCGGCTTCGTACACAATGCCAACTGCTGCGGCAATTGACGCTGTGTTTACTAATGCCAAAGTCAACAGCACTTTTGATCTAACCGTTATCAACTTGGGTACTTCTACCGGGCTGATCACGATGGTTGTGGGTACTGGTATTACAGCGGTTGGCAACTTGGTTGTTGCTATTACCGGCAGTGCGGCTGGTGTTGGTGGCGCAGGACAATTCACGTTCCGCAAGACCGGCGATGCTGCTTACACTGTGTATCGCGTTGCTTAAACCAAATGGGGCTTCGGCCCCTTAAAGGACATACCATGCCCAATACTCAAGCAGTAGGCGTTGCATACGCTGACCCCGAATTTACTATCTGCTACGCAAGCCAAGAAATTGGCTATTCTGCCGCCGCACAAGGCACTGTAACGCAAGCAACAGACAAGTCTACAGGGGTAACTCTGAACAAGTCTGCTGGGCGCATTACCATGAACAACGCAGCATTGGCAGGAGCCACCGCCGTTTCGTTTATTTTGACCAACAACTTAATCTCTGCAAATGACACTATTGTTGTTTGTATTTCAAGCAACACTACGGGTAGTCTTGCAGGAGCGTATACCACATACGTGTCCTATCTTGCTACTGGATCTGCTTTGATTACTTTGAGAAATCTTACTGCTGCTACTTCATACTCTGAAGCTGTCATCATTAACTATTCAATCATTCACGGCGCATCGTAAAAATGGTCATCTATCTACGTCACCCAGATCATGGTACTAAAGTGGCTTGTGCGGAATCAGAAGCTGTTTATGACGAACAACATGGCTGGGTGAGGTATGATTTGGATGAGCCGCCTGTCATGGTGAATGAAATGAAACGTTCTCGTGGTAGGCCACGCATTGAGGTTGCTGAAATAGGAGCATAGGGTATGACCACATCTGCTGGCGACCAGATAAACGGGGCGTTACGCCTAATTGGGATGTTGGCAGAAGGTGAAACACCTTCCGCAGCTACATCTGCGGATTCACTGACCGCGCTCAATCAGATGATTGACTCATGGAACACTGAGCGTTTGTCAGTGTTTAGCACTCAGGACCAAGTGTTTACTTGGCCTGCCAGTATCCGTAGCCGAACACTAGGCCCAACGGGTGATTTTGTTGGCAACAGGCCAATTTTGGTGGATGATGCTACTTACTTTCGAGATGCAGGCACAAATGTTAGCTATGGCATCAAGATTATCAATCAGCAGCAATACGATGGAATTGCAGTCAAGACAGTGACTAGCACGTATCCGCAAGTGTTGTGGATAAATATGTCGTACCCCGACATTGAAATGTACGTTTATCCAGTGCCTTTACGCCCGTTAGAGTGGCATTTTATTTCGGTTGAAGAACTTACTCAACCAGCAACGCTGGCGACTACGCTGTCATTCCCTCCAGGCTACCTACGATGTTTTAGGTTTAATCTGGCCTGTGAGATTGCCGCTGAGTTTGGCGTTGAGCCAAGCCCACAAGTCTCACGCATTGCCATGACCTCCAAGCGCAACATCAAGCGCATCAACAACCCTGATGATGTGATGGCAATGCCCTACGGCATTGTTGCCAATCGTCAACGCTATAACATCTATGCTGGCAATTTCTAATGAAAACGCCAATTTTAGGGTTCAGCTATGTTGCTCGGAGCGTCAACGCTGCCGACAACCAAATGATAAATTTGTTCCCCGAGGCTATTCCAGAAGGGGGAAAAGAGCCAAGTTTTTTGCAACGTGCGCCTGGGCTACTTAAACTTTGCACAGTTGGTACTGGACCTGTT